ACCACTTTAAAGTGTCCGGAGATCCTGCGCTTTCGATTTCTACTCTATATTGACGACCCACCTCACCTGTAGTAGTGGTGGACTGGTAACTTTTGAAAGACAAGTCATTTAAGCCTGCCCCCGAATAAGTAACTGCATGACATGCAGCTTCCGTCGTCTTTGTAGAATCACTACACTGAGGTTGATTAGATACTAATAAGTGATAGTTTTCAGCATTTGCTAAATTATCTTCAACTGTTTTCTTATCTAATGTGTTGGTTTTACGTTCCTCAACTGAAACAATTTCCTTGATAGGAATTTCTGTAAGGTATATAAAGTCGTGACCTCCACCGTTAAAGTATTCTACTTTATCAGTTGTATAGAAGTCAAGAAAAGACCTATTGCAATAGGTTTTTACAAGAGCAGAAACATGGCCGATAAGCGTATTAAGCTTAGCGTCAGCAGTAGTACTATTTATATTTGTGTAGGCTTTATAATCACCTAAATCTACTAAATTTGCCATCTGATTCCTTCTGTCCTTGTAAAAACCTACAGCCCCCGTAGGGACTATAGATTTCTATATTACTAAGTGTTAAGTACGATTACGCGAATGTACCTACAGCTAGTCCACCTGATAAGTTACCTGCACCAGTTCCGCTTCCAGCAATGATTTGCTTGAAACCGAAGCGCTGTGTAGCAACTAATACACGTGATTGCTTCTCTACGTAGTACTCAGACTGAACGTTGAAACCACGTTGACGAGGCATTAGGAAGTTAGCTTTATCAACCATTACTCCCCAAGTAGAGCCCGCAGTAGTAACATTAGGCATCTCTGGAGATACAATTACTGCCATGCCGAACACTGTACCAACTTGACCGTTAAGTTTAGTAGCGTTATCAGCACCTACTAAGTTAACATCAGCAAACTCAGTATCTTGTAAAAGATCCCAGTAAGTATTCTGAGAAACAACACAAGCTAAGCCATTAGTGTTTAATCCGTACTTACCTAACTCACGACGTAACTTAAGAATATCAAGAGCCTTCACTTCTGTACCCGCAGCTACAGTAGTTCCACCTTTAACAGCGATGTTAGTTAAACCCATAAACGGATCACCTGCACCAGTGTCACCAGCTAATAACTGCTCTTCAACTTTACGTGCATGACCACGAACTAAAGAATCTTTAAGTAAAGGCATCATAGCGATAATTGAATCTTCATCAAATTCGTCGATCATAAATGTCTTACTTGCCATCTTAGCAGTTGTTAAGTAGATTTCACTCAATGTAACTGTCTTCTCAGCACCAGTTGTAGCGTCTGTACCATAAGTACCCGTACCAACCCAGTCAGCCTTAGCAGCATCAGGAGCAATTGGTAAAGTCATTTGAGCCGCGTTTAATTTGATTTCACGGAACAAAGGAGCAACTACTAGATTTTCTTGAACTTCTTTCTCAATGTTATTTGAGATAATATGCTCATAATCTGTAGAAGAGATTTGACCTGATTGTGCACCACCGATTAAAGAAGTTGCTGCACCACCGGCTTTAAGCATTATGCCTAAGTCACCAGCTTTCTCAAGCATTTCACGACCGTGCTCAGTTTCGCCTAGTTGCTTACCAAGTAAAGAAGCAGTTAAAGCTGCAACTTCGAATTGACCGTAGTCTACTTCGAAACCTTTAGTTCCTGCATGGTCAGAGAATTCCATCTTGTTTGAACGTAAAGCTTCGATTTCAGCTGCTTTTTCAGCGATCTCGTTCTTCATTTCAGACATTACAGTCATTGCGTCTTCTTGCTTCTCAGTAATACGTGCTTCTAGTTCTTTAACTAAACGCTCTGCACCTGTTTGGCCCATTTCGATAATAGCAGCCTTTTGAGCTTCAGCTTCTGCTGCCGCTTTAGTTGCTGCTTCAGCAGTAGCTTTAGCTTTCGCTGCAGTCTCTGCTTGTTTCATAGCGATATCAGCTGCAGTTTTCTTTGCTACTTCTGCCATCATTTCTTTGATTTGATTTTCATCCATTGTTTTATTTTCCTGTTCTAAATGAGCACCTATGGTGTCATCCTTAGCACCAGTCATTGGTGCATCATTTTTTACATATTGAGATTTGAAAGCCTCAAACTCTTCGTTAGACCCATCAAAACCTTTAGCCAACGAAAAGAGGCTATCAGCGTTTGCTGGTATTGATACTACAGATACTTCGTGCAACTCTAAGTCTTTAATAACGAAAATATCTGTATCAGCGTCATAATCAGCGTCTTTAACTCTAAAGCCGACTGAGAATGCTTTGAGTATACCTTCTTTTACAAGATCGTATACTACTCCGGCAGATTTACTGATCTCTGCCACAATCTCTAAACCCTTATCTGTAACACTATAATCGACCATCTGACCTATTGGTTGTGCTCTATCATGGTATGCCAGGATAATTGGGTTTTTGAGATAATTAGTTAATGCGGACTCTGTTCTCCAAGCCTCTTTTACGATAACATCACCAACTCTATCTTTGCTGGTAGTGTTTGCATATCCACGTACTGTAATAGTACCGTCTTCTGCCTCCGATTTTGAAGATATTAAAGAGTCTAAATGAAAAGACTTATTTAGCATCTTTAACCTCCGCTTTTGGAGCCGCTTTTGGAGCCGCTTTTGGAGCCGCTTTTGGAGCTGCTGCAAATTGCTTTGCAATAAATCTTTGGAATCTAATATAAGACCCATAAGCTCTATTAATTACTGCGTAAGGGACAGGAACTTCTGCATCACTACGATACTCGCCTCTGTCCAATACTTTACCTAGCTTTTGAAAGTAACTTAGTACTTTTGATTCTAGTTCTGTTTTTGTCATTGTTATTCCTCTGAGTTTGGTTTAGGCTTTTTCGGAGCCCCACCTTCCTGACCTGAGACACCAGATGCTGAGCCAGATACATTTGCCGGAATTCGAACTTTTTCTAGTTCAGGATCCGATATATCCTCAAGTCTAAGCCTACTTCTTGCCTCGGCACCCGTCATAATTCCATTATTAACTAGTGCTGAGTAGTACTGGGCTTCATCTTTAAGTTCAGGTCTTAGGGCTTCTACACCTTGCACAACAATTTCCATGTCATACGAAAAGAACCTTTCTAAACCTGCTACTAACTTTCGTACTATTGGAAGTACTGTACTTAAGTAAAATAGTCGCAGATTCGGGTTTATATTAGCATTGTTACCGGAGTCTAGAAGGATAGGAGGAACTCCTAATGCCTTTAGGATTCTAGTCTCGTGCGCAGTAACTGCGTCTTCAAAATCTAAGTCTTTAAACGACTTCTGATTTATAGTATCTAACTCTAGTCCACCATCTAAGATTAGAGGTCTTCTGCCTCCTGATCTAGGGTTATACTTTCTGATCCAAGATTCTAGTAATCTTTCTTTAACTTTGGCAGATAATGTATTAGGACTTTTTATTACAAGTCCTGGTACTGCGCCGTTGCTAAAGAAGTTATCTTGGAAGTCATGCATTTTAGCTAGTGTATCTAATGACCTTGTAGCTGAGGACAGTCTGGAGTCCCCTCTAAAGATAGAGTTTGCAGAGTTCTCCTTTATATGAATTATCTCTTCTGGCTTAAATTTCTTTTGCTCGTACTTATAGTGATTAATAAAAGTTTTTTTGTCTGATATAATCTCTACGTTCTGTGCGGGTAGATGGTATAAGTGTGCTCCATCAAAGTACATAAATATGTTACCCTCAGTAATAAAATCTAGGAATATAGCGCGTCTAAACGTACTACTATCCTGGTAAGGGTTCGGTTGATAATTTATCAACTGGTCAATTTTGTTCTTTCTAAGAAGAGCGTTCCCTGCGAAGGGTAACTTATCTCCTACATCTATGTTAATTGAAGCTGCGGCGTCTACAATAAGGTTAATACCTCTGTTAACTACCTCTACTTCTTTGTATGCTACGTTGTATCTTCTCCACGGTTTCGTCGATGCTGAAGAGCTTTCAGATCCGTGTATATCAGGCTGTGCTGGATTTAGTTTTGATACAAACTTATCAAATAGTCCCATATTCTTTTTTCCTACGTTTTTGTACCCAACGTTCTTGCTTTGGGCCGGTAGTCAGATTAGGCTTCTTACCATATATACTGTGAAGTTTCAGATGGTGCGTATGGCAGAGGGTTACTGTTTCGTCGTACACTTTCGCGTGCTCCTCTTCAATAAATCTGTCACGAACTCCCATGATGTCATCTACAGTATTAATAGTAATTCCGTTCTCTTTCAACCATTTCTCTAATAACTCAGTCATTCCATAAAAGTGGTGAAAGTCTAATTCCTCAGTACTGCCACATATTTTACACTCAGAGTCTTTATCGTATGCGCTCTTAGCGCGGTCACGGACATACTTTACTATGTCCCTCTTTAATTCTGTCATATAATTAACCTTGAATAATCAAGTATTTTTCTTATATCTCTAATTTTTATACAGTAATTATACTTGTGTTGGAGCAAAAAGTCAAGACATATTTTTCCGGTGTCCTTAATCAAAAGGTAACGTACGCAGCTACGAAGGTATATAAACTGTACCTAAGAGCATCCGCCATATGCGAAGCCATGTTATGAACGGGC